TGCCGATTGGCGATTCAAGGAGCTCTGCAAGAGCCTGCCTGGGTCCTCATACGACAACAAGCTGCAGATGTGGAAAGTACCAACATCATGGTCAGCATGTCTAGCACTTCGATCAACCTTTAAAGACGATCTCGTTCTTGGCGACAGCATTCGAGTCTGGGCCGGAGAAGAGCGAGCAAGTCGAGTAGACCCAAGCAATCTATTGCGCGATCTAGAGCAACTACCGGACGGCGAAGGAGACGAGGACTTGTTCCCACACCAGCGTGCTGGCGTAAAGTTTCTAGCGACTGCTCGCCGCGCACTTCTTGCCGACGAACCAGGTCTTGGTAAGACCGCTCAGGCCATCCGCGCACTTAAAAAGATTCAAGATGATGGCGGAGAGCCATTCCCAGCACTTATTGTTTGCCCTAACACGCTTAAGAAGAACTGGAAGCGTGAGTTCGAGAAGTGGTGGCCAGGCGTTACAGTCCAGGTTATCAAGGGAACCGCGACCCAGCGTCGTAAGCAGTTTGAAGAATCGGCTGACGTCTACGTAATCAACTGGGAATCACTACGCTCCCACTCACGACTTGCACCTTATGGTGCAATCGCACTAGCTCGATGCTCCGCATGCGGCGGCCTAAATGAGAGCATTACAGAAACCCGATGCGAAGTTCATCAGCGTGAACTCAACGGCATCGACTTCAAGGCCGTGATTGCTGACGAAATGCACCGATCGAAAGACCCTAAGTCCAAGCAGTCTCGCGCTCTTTGGGCAGCTACCGGCGATGCAGACATTAGATTTGCACTAACTGGTACTCCAATCGCAAATAACGTTCTTGATATGTGGGCAATCTTGCACTGGATTTCCCCAGAAGAGTGGCCCAGCAAGACCAAGTGGATTGATCGCATGGTCAATACAATGCTCAACGCATTTGGTGGCATGATGGTTCTTGGTGTAAAGCCTCACATGGAGCAAGAGTTCCACGCTGCAATCAACCCACGTATGCGCCGCATGCTTAAGCAGCGTGTACTTCCATGGCTACCAGAGATGATGTTTGAGCGTCGCGACGTAGAGATGTCTGCTAAGCAGGCAAAGGCCTACAAAGACATGCGTGACAACATGATTGCCGAGCTAGAGGGCGGAACCGGAGCAGTAGTTGCTCCAAGTGTTCTAACTCAAACAACTCGACTACACCAGTTTGCTAGCTCCTTTGCTGAGATTACAGTAGACGAAGCTGGAGAAGAAAAAGTTGTATTAGCAGAACCATCCTGTAAGGTAGATGCTCTGATGGATGATATCAAGAGCGGTGACTTTGGAGACGACTCTGTTGCGGTTGCAGCAGTATCTCGACAGCTAATCGAACTCTTGAGCGCACGTCTGACCAAAGAGGGTATTGCTCATGGTCTTATTACTGGAGCTCAAGACGAAGACGAGCGACAGAAGGCTATTGACGACTTCCAGTCTGGCAAGACTAAGTGGATTCTATTCACGGTCCAGGCTGGCGGCGTGGGCGTCACCTTGACAACTGGTCGTCGTCTTGTTATGCTACAGAGACCGTGGTCACTCGTGGACCACAAACAAGCTCTAGACCGCATTCACCGAATCGGTTCAGAGATCCACGACTCCGTAATCATTATGGACTACGTGACCGAGGGAACTATTGAAGAACGTGTTCTTCAGGTTCTTGAAACCAAAGCTGATAACTTCGAACAGATTGTCCACGACAAGGCAAAACTTTTGGAGTTGCTAAAAGATGATAAGGCTGGTAAGCTCTAAACATGAATGACGAAACGACACCAGAAGTAAAAACACCATACACGCTCTCTAACTCAGAGATCCAGGTGTTCAAAGACTGCCGACGTAAGTGGTGGCTAAACTACTACCGACGCCTGCAGCCTAAGCAAAAGGACTACACGGGAGCCCTAGCACTGGGCTCACGCATCCACGAAGCTCTAGACCAGTACTATTCGTCAGATGGCGAGATCGGTCTCCTAGAGGCTCACGCTGCCCTTGTAAAAAAGGACATGGAGACGCTAATCAATGAGTACCGCGACACCTCGGACCTAGAGGCTGAAGCAGAGCTAGGTCGCATCATGCTAGAGGGCTATATTGACTGGATGGACGAAGAAGGCATCGACTCTAACCTAGAGAAGATCTCTAATGAAGAGATCATTACTATGCCTCTATTCGACGGTGACGTTATTCTGCAAGGTAAGCTCGACATGCGAGTTCGCCGCAAGAACGATGGCGTGCGTATGTTCCGCGACTTCAAAACTGTTGGTGGTTCGTTCGCGGACTTTGCTAACCAAGCACAGATGAACGAACAAATCCTCACCTACATGCTCCTAGAGTCTGCACAAAACAAGGAGCCTGGCGAACGCTCTGAGGGTGGCATCTTTACCATGCTAAAGAAAGTAAAGCGTACCGCTAACGCACGTCCCCCTTTCTACGAACAAATCGAAGTTCGACACAATGTTTTCACTATGCGTGCTTTTTGGCAGCGAATCCATGGTACGATTAGTGATCTGATGACCGTCAAGAAAGCTCTTGACGCTGGATCAGACCCAAATTTCGTGGCTTACCCAAGCCCCGGAAAAGACTGCAAATGGAAGTGTCAGTTCTACAGCATCTGTCCTATGATTGATGACGGTAGCGCAGCTGAGGCAGCTATTGAGCAGATGTATGTGGTCTCCGACCCATACGGTTACTACGGTAAAGACGAAGAGAAGAAAGGAACAGAGTAAGCATGTCAGATGTACAGCGTTCTCTAACCCTCATGGTGTATGGCGAGTCCAAGGTAGGTAAGTCTACCTTTGCTGTCACGGCTCCATATCCTCGCCTAATGCTAGACGTGGAAGGTGGCCACCGCTTCCTTCCAATCAACGTCCGGTATTGGGACCCAATGCGCGAGGAGCCACCAGTGGCTGACGGCACTTGGGACACAGTTGTAGTCCAGGTACGTGACTATGACGTCGTTATGAAGACATTCCAATGGCTTCAGAGCGGCAAGCACCAGTTCAAGTCCTTGATCATCGACTCCATTTCGGAGCTTCAGGTCAAGTGCATGGACAACATTGCTGGTACAGAGCAGATGAAGATGCAGCAGTGGGGCGAACTACTTCGCCACATGGGCGCTCTACTTCGTGACCTCCGTGACCTAACGATGCACCCAACTCAGCCCCTTGAGGCTGTTGTACTAACTGCTATGGCCCGTCGTGGCCAGGATGGTCGTATGCACCCGTACCTGCAAGGTCAGCTTGCTGTACAGGCACCATACTTCTATGACGTTCTCGGTTACATTGCAATCGAGACCATCCAGAATCCGGACCCAACTGGTCTGCCATACAAGGCTCGTCGCATGTACGTTGAACGTACTGACGAGGTTGAGGCAGGCGAGCGTGTCCAAGGCCGACTCGGCTCAATCGTTGAGCAGGGAAACCTTGGCGTCGAGCGTATGCTCGACATGATCTTCGGTGAAAAGACCGAAACAAAAAAGAAGTCTACCCAGGCTTCGGCATAACCCTCTAGAGTAAGGAAAATAACAGATGAGTTCACTCAACTGGGCCGATTTAGTAAAAGACGCCGGCGAGGCCACCGGCAACTACGAACCGCTACCAGACGGTGACTACGATCTAAAGATTGTAGAAGCACCAGCAGGTACGACTTCGACAGGCAAGACCATGTTCAAGCTGAAGGCGCAGGTCCAGTCGGGCCCTCACGCTAACCGCCTGATCTGGGACAACATCACCATCTCCCCTGAGAACAAGAACGCCCTAGGCATCTTCTTCTCGAAGATGGCAGCACTAGGCATTCCAAGCGACTTCTTCACCAAGAACAACCCTTCGAACGCCCAGATTGAAGAGACCCTACGTGGTCGCACCTTCCGCGCCCAGATCGGTTCAGAGCTGTACCAGGGTGCCAAGAAGAACAAGATTAACCGCTACTACATGCCTACCCAGGCTGCCGCTCCAACCGCTGCACCAGCAACTCCTTTTGAGATGCCAGCAGCAGCTGCACCAGCACCTGCCCCGGCTCCAGCACCTGCCCCAGCTCCGGCTACTGCCCCAGCTGCACCAGCAGACGCTCCGTTCTAAGACGGTAAAAGCGAGGGGGCACTGTCTACCAAGGCAGTGCCCCCCACTAATTAGGAAGAAAAGTATGGCAAAGATTTATCTAACTGGAATGACTGCCTCACAGGCATCTCCAAGTTCAAACTCTCGCAACCTAGCTTTTGCAGGCGTGCTAAACTCTGTACTCAGCGAAAGAGGCCATGAGGTAGTGTGGGGCGACCCAAACCTAGACACACGTGAAAACTTTTTTGATGAGTTTGATCTAGTCTTAGTGGGCGTAGGGCCAATAACAAGCTTGAGTGCCAATAGAGTTTACGGTGCACTAAATATTATTGACATGCTGTGGGGATCGGATAAGCTAAAACTTTTCTTAGACGCCCCTGGGACTCCTCAGGTGGGAGCAAGCCTTAGGTCTATAGCAGCTAATCCCACCAATCTATTAAAAGAATTTTACTCCTACCGTAAAGGTTATAAAGAAGTAATCTCCAACGTAGCGCTATCATCTAGGATAGCAAATGCAGTACAGAAGCTTGCATCCGAGCAGTGGCCTAAAACTTTATACCCGAGCTTGCCTTGGAAGTCAGACAACGATGCTGCAAAAAAACTACCAGCCAACGCTGCCTCATCTCTGGTAGGGGTTAATTTAGATTCACACTTGATTCTAGACCAGCCTATTTTAGAAGACAAAACAGAAAAATGGGTAATCGACTCTACTGTGCTAAAAGACACACAAAAGCTAGTAGCGACTCTAGGTTTTCCAATCTTGCCTATGAAGTGGAATAAAGGATGCACGGATTCTCAGGTTATGGATCAGATATCTAGGTCTACCGGAGCTATAGTTGCCACGAATAAAGGCGATGGTAGCTGGTGGACATACAGATACGTTCAAGCATTTAATAGCCTAACGCCTGTATACACATCCTGGGACGAGACGTCTGTTATTGGAGAATCCTGGTCAATGCTGGCCCACTCTATCGAAGACTTAACTATGGATCAAAAAATCAAGCTAGCCGTAAGTCAACGACTAGACTACCTAAATTCTATTCCGAACAAAGAAACCTCAATCAAGTCTTTGGAGGACGTATTAAACATCTCCGGAGCAGAAAGAAAATAATGCGAAAAATAAATTATGAATGGGTAAAAGA